TTTTAACTTTTTGATATATCGATATTTAGATATATCAAAAAGATTGAATTATTATGAATATTTATTTTGTAAACTTTCTAATAATTCTGGATATTTAATTCCTTTACCTCTTATTTCTTTGAAAATATTCATTGCAGTTTCTAAATTAATACCTTTACTACATAAATATGAAATAAATATATATCCAGTTCTATTGAAACCATAATGACAATGAATTAATATATAATTTTCATTTTTATAATTTTTGATAATTGTATTAATTTTATTAATACAATCTTGTGAAGGTATTTTTTTTTTTTCACATATAAATTTATGATATATAATTTCTGGAGGAATATCGTAAAAGTCATGATCTGTATATAGATCTATAATTATATCAATTTTATATTCTTTGATAATATGAGATAAATCATAGTTAGTATTTTTTTTTGGAATTTTAGATAAAATTAAATTTTCATATTTAGAATAATTTAGAATAGAATTCCATTTATATTCTTTATCCATAATTTAATATAAATATATAGAATATCATTGTAGAATATATTTAGTCTCCAATATAAATGATATTTCAATATTATATAATAAATAAAATAATGTTTTTAATCAAATTGCATTTCATCATAATGAAAATTACCTGTAAATACTAAATCACCTGTTTCTGTATATAATGTTCCTTGACCATGTTTTTCACCTAACTTCCATATTCCAACGTATTCTATATTACCAGAACCGTCATAGTATGAGGTACCATTACCATTGCGTTTACTATTATGATATTCTCCTTCATATTCTTTAACATCATTTGGACGGAATTGTGTACCATTACCATGAAATTTACCATCTTTAAATTCGCCTTCATAACATAAAGAATTGGAGTCATTATCAAAATATAATTTACCGTGTTCATTATAAAGATGATTTTGGTTGCATGATCCTTCATATTTTTTTTTATTATCACAGAAATAAGATACAATATTTATTGAAATATCATTTTTGTATTCAATTTGTTGATGTATTTTATTATCACGAAATATTGTTGTTGTTCCATTTTTATAATTATTTTTATAAGTTTTTGTTACTTCAATTTCGTTATTATCAGAATAAAATGTGGTTATACCTTCTTTTGATCCGTTATTATAATTATTAATTATTTTAGGTTTACCATTTTTTTGGTATTCAATTTGTTCACCATGTAATTCATTATTGTCATTCATTTTTATAATATTAGATAACCCTTTTTCATGTGAAGATTTAATATCAAAATTATAAACTATACCAGATCCAAAATATATATTATAATCAATTGTTTTATTATCACAAACTACAAAATATTTACTAATACGCTGAATATCTATAATTTTATTTTGTAATATTAAATCCCCAGAAAATAAAATTCCTCCAGTTGGTTTATAAATTGTAGTTACACCAAAAAAATAATTTTCATTATTTTTTTTTTCAATAGTTGCAACTCCAAGTTTAATTCCATTCGTCCAATAAAATGTGCCTTTAAATGGCATATTATCTATAAACTCTCCTTCAAAACATATTAAGTTATTATTATATAATTTACCATTTTTAAAAGACCCATCATCATAAAATTCACCTTCAAATATGATCAAACCAGAATTATTAAAATAGGTGCCTTTACCATGTCTATTTGTACCATTATATTCTCCTTTATATTTTAAAAATCCATTTTGATAATATTCTGTAATATGTTTTGTGTCAATAGGTTTTCCTAAATCCCAAAAACCATTAATTTTAATTTCTCCATTATGATTATATAAAGAACCTTCTCCATGTTTTAGATCATTATAAAAATTACCTTCATAATATTCATTATTCAGATATTTTTCGAAACCTTTACCATTTTTTTTATTATTTAGATATTCACCTTTATAATATATCATAAAATTTTTTATACTTTGCAAACTAGAATAATCCATAGATCCTGTATATGTTATAATTCCTTCACCAGATAATTCATTATTCTTAAAATATCCATGATACGAATAATTATTATTCCATAATTTTCCATATCCATGCATATTATTATCTTTATTTACTTCACCCTGATACATATAATTTCGATCATTTGATATAAATTCTAGAGTTATTAAATGATCTTGTTTATAAATAATATTTATGTTATTTATATCACCAGTTAACATTTTGTATTATATGATATTATAATTATATGATATTATTACATAATAATTATATTTTTCACTTTTTATATATAAAGAAAATTCTTGCAGAACAAGCAAGAATTTTACTCTTATGACGTGAATAAAAAAAATTATGTAATTGAACAACATAATTGAATATCATAGTTATATTTATAATTAATTGTTATATCGTCACAAACTAAACTATAACAATTAGTTATAGTATCAGATTTATTTGTATTTATTAAATTTCCTTTAAATAATATATCTCCAGTTGGTTTATAAATAGTAGTTTTACCTATTAAATATTTTTCATTATTTATTATTTCAACACTTGCAATACCAAACTTAATTGCATTATTCCAATAAAATGTACCTTTGAAAGGTATATTATCTATAAACTCACCTTCAAAACATATTAAATTATTATTATATAATTTTCCATTTGTAAAATTCCCATTATAAAACTCACCTTCAAATATAATCATACCATTAATATTACAATAAGTGCCTTTACCATGCATACTTGTACCATTATAATCTCCTTTATATTTTAAAACCCCGTTTTGATAATATTGTGTAATATGTTTTGTATCAATCTTTTTTCCTAAATCCCAGTATCCCTTGATTTTAACTTGACCATTATGATTATATAAAGAACCTTCTCCGTGTTTTAAATTATTAAAAAAATCACCTTGATAATATTCATTATTAAGATATTTTTCAATACCCTTACCATGTTTCTTATTATTTAGAAAAAATCCTTTATAATATATCACAAAATATTTAATATCTGATATATTATTATAAGATCCAGTATATGTTAAAATACCTTCATCAGATAATGTATTATTCTTGAAATATCCATGATATGAATAATTATTGGTCCATAACTTTCCATATCCATGCATTTCATTATCTTTATTTACTGTACCTTGATATATATAGTTTGTATCATTTAATTTAAAAGTTTGAGTTATAAACCCATTTTGTTTATAATTAATATTCACGTCATTAATATTAATATTTAACATCATATTATAACAATATTATAATACGATGTTATTATAATTTTTTATAATAACATATTTAATATAATAATAATATATTTCATTTTTTACACCTTTACAAATTCAAAGTCATACCAGTAATATTTGTTTAATATTTATTATATATCAATTACATTTGAAGTATTCAAATATTTATTAATTAAATTTATTTTAGGTTTATTTGTTTTAGGTTTATTTGTTTTAGGTGTTTTAGATATTTTAGATGTTTTATTTATTTTTAATATTTTAGTAAGTTCATTTGGTTTTTCATTTGTTTTTTCATTTGTTTTTTCATTTGTTTTTTCATTTGTTTTTTGACTAATTATTTTAGAAACTTTTGTATTTGATGAAACCATATTTTTTTTAAAAATATAATATTTATGTAATTTACTAACCTCTAAACCTGCTTTATTTATTTCATCTTCTAAATTATAATATTCGGCGATTTTCATAAAAAAGTTTTTACTTTTATAGTTTTCCTCTTTAGGTGCAACATTCTCGAAAAAATATTTTTTTTGGTCATATATTGTATCAAACATTTGAGCTTCTATTAATGACATATTGCATTTATCTCGTAATGAATCAACTAAAAATTTTTGAGATACTATATATTCAGTATCATAATGTCCTTCTTCTTTAAATAGGGATATATATGCATTATAGGATAATCCAGTTTTATTAATATTAATATTTTTATCTTTAAAATTATAATTACTTTTATATTCAAAAAATTGTTTTTTTTTACCTTCATCTGTATATAAAGATTCAATTATTCCATTATTTTCATTGAATTTTTTATTTAATAACTCTCCATCAAATGTTGTTATTAATAAATAACCTTCTTCTTCTAAATAATTATTAATATTATTACAAAAATTATTCCAAGTTTCATCATCTTTTAATAAAAAATGAATCATCATCTGACAATTAAATACATCGAATTTATTATTAGTTAAATTATCTAAATCTGATCCAAATGTTTTATTAACTAAAGTTTTATTATGGTCAGACATTTTTCCTATAACTTTACTCTGACTTTCAAAATTAAATTCAGTACCTGCGTCTGCTACAAAAAAATCCATTTTTGGAAATTGAGGAAATTTTGTTCTAAAATTATTATATCTACTAATTGCTCCATCAGTGGAAGAATTAATACCATGAGCATCTGGATCAATTCCAACATATTTCCCAATTTTAGCACTAAAAAATTTCAAAATATCTCCTCCTTTACCGACACCAACATCTAAAATAGACATTTTTTTCAAATTATTATTTATAATTTTTGGTGAACAATATGCATAAATAATATTACTCTTGATATAATTATGAAAGTTTCTGAATGCTTCTGCAACTTTACTAGTTTTTTGATAATAAATATCTTGTTGTTTTTCAATTGCTACTGTAGTTGCATCAATTCTTTTCTTTATTTCGTGAATTTCTTTCTCATAAGATTCTTCATCTCCTAATTTTAATAAATCATTTATAGTTACATTTTCTTGCATAGAATTCCAAATCGAATTAGCCACGTCGATATTATTACCATATTTTTTCTTATGTCTTAAAACTGCCTCTGTTTTGTCATATCTTGTTCTAATAGGTACCCATCTGAAATTAGGTGATATATTTATATCATTATTATAATAAAATTCTACAACTGTATTATCTTGTAATAAATCACCTTCTATATCTCGTACTACTCCATTGGAATCACTTATTTTTGCAATATGCAAATTATCAAATTTTCTAAATAAAACAGGCGTTTCTATATTATTCATTATTTTACCAACATGAAGATTAATTATTTTATACGTACTTCCGTCGATACCGTCTTCGTTTGTATCATCAAACACGTTTAGATATTTACCAGTTTGTTTATCTTTTTCAAATCTAATGAAAAAATCTATTGAATTTTTATTTGGTGGTTTCCATTTATATATCCTGTGTTTTGTATCTTTTAATGATTTAGTATATATTTGATTTAATGGTGTGTAAATTAATCCATCTAGAATATAAGGTACATCTTTAGCATTTGATTTAGTATACATATTCCATATTATACTAGAATATTTGAAAATTTCACTATCTGAACCACCTAATACAAATATAAAGTATTTTTGACATACAAATGTTTCATTTTTTGTTTTTTTTAATAAATCCATTAATTTTGTTAAATAATTACTTATATCATTTTTATAATATTTTTCTATAAGTTTAAATTCAAATACTCCATTATACTTATTGTAATTAAAATCAAAATTAAAACATTTTTGAATTACATCATTTAATTTCTTATATCTTTCTTCTAATAATATTTCATCCTGTATATTATTACCTTGATAATATAAAATATCAAATGCTGCAAATATATATTTATTATATGTAGAATTATAAATATATTCTCCATCTAATATAGTATTATTATATTTACTTAATTGTTTATCAAATTCTATTCCAGAGTATTTTACTTCTAAATTTGTAGAAATAAGATAGAATTTATTATTTGTTATAATTCCTAAATATCTATCTCCATCTGCTTTATCAGTTACTGCATATTTATTCGGTAAATTATCAACTATATGTACAACTTCTAAAGATTTTGTTTGATTACCATATAAATATTTGGAATTTATCTTACTATCCTGTAATAATAATTTATTATAAACACTTAGCACATTTATTTTATCTTCATTTGAAATAATAATATTAGTTTGATCTATTATTTTTTTTACAAAATTAATATAATTTAATAAAGTTTCCATATATTTTTTTTCTTTAGCTGCTGTTAAAGTTTTTTTTTTATTAAAATCTATTTCTAATTCAAAATTTGGTATCATTATTTGGATATTATTTACATTATTACCTTGTCTAACAGATGTTAAATCTATTCTAATTTCTACATCTGAATTATTTTCAATAATAATTGAAAAACGTGATTTCATTCTCAACATTATTGCTATCTTCGTTACATTATCTAAATTTATTAATTCACTTAATTCTTTTTTTGTAACTTTTAGTTCCTTTGATAATCTTACTCTTATATCATGTTTTTCTAAATTATATATATTATCGTAATCTTTTTTCTTATTAATTATTGACAGATCGTCACTATTGTCACTTAAAATTTTAGATACTAATATTGAAAATATTATATGATTTTCTCTCTCATGTAATGTAGCCATTAAACTATTAATTTTATCGACCCCATTTATTGATATTCGATAATTATGTAAATTTATATTATCATAATTATATGATAAATCTAACATCTCGTTGTGTTCTATTTTAAATTTTTTCTCATCTGCAAATAATTTTAAATACTTTAAAATATCTAAAAATTGTTTCATATTTAAACTATTAGATTTAGTCTTGGTGTATCCCCCAAACATAATCTCAAATTCATCTTCCGGTGCAAGATTCTTAAATATTTTAGTAAATTTATCTAGTTCATCTTTATTAAAAATAAGGTTTGACATTATCTATAAATATATATATATATTTTTATATAGTTTAATCTTTATTATTCAATATTTTATCATTTTAGAAATTATTGATTTATAGTTATTGATAAAATAAAAATAAAAACTTACTCATGAAAATGATTTTGAGTTTATATTTGGTGGATACACCAAGACTGAATATAATAGTTTAAATATGAAACAATTTATATCTAAAAGGTCTAATATTTTTAAATTTAATAAATAAAATTACTAGTAAGATCTTACTAATATTTTTAAATTTAATAAATAAAATTACTAGTAAGATCTACGTTATTGCAGTCCTTCTGATATTTTTTGACATATAATTTATAATTTCTAATATATAAATTATAAATTATATATTAGAAATTCATCAATATAATTTGTATGTTGTATATTAGGAATTAGTATGTCATCAATATTATCAATATTATCATTTATTAATTTATTTTGTATATTTTTATAAATTATTTTTTCTAAATAATTTATATAATTTCTTCTTCTTATTCTTGATCTCATAGCAGATGACCGATTTCGTTCTTTTGATGTAAAACCATGTGATTTTACTCTTTCGTATGATTTTTTTTTCCAACCTTGTGCTTTTTTTCCAAATATTAAATAATATTGATATTCTAAATCATCTATTTTTTTGTATAATTTTTCTCGTGATTTTTTTGCGGATATCCTCTTAACCTGTGCTCTATCCATTTTATACCATTAATTAACATGAAGTAATATTATAATATTTAATCATCTATAATTTTCAATTTTATCAGTAGTGTAGTTTAGTGTAACAGAGATCGGATAGGCGTAAATATGTCATAAATACTACAATAATGTCTTCAAATGTCTTCATTTGTAATTAT